TCCCAAAGATCTCCCCTTCACAGTCTGATAAGCCCCTGACCAGGACTAATGAGGCTCATCTAGAGTTACCGGGACGGATCGAGCCGAGACTGGCCTCACCGGTCGCGAGTTCTCTGTCTCTTGGTCCTGCCCTGGCCCAGTTTGCTCTGCGCCATATGGGTATTGACCTGATGCCCTGGCAGAAGATTGCTCTCAATGGGCAGTTGGCTGTAGACGATCGAGGAGACTTCTTATTTCGTGAGTCTTTGGTTTCGACGGCCCGACAGCAGGGAAAGAGTGTCGCCCTTCGTGCTTTGGCTGGCTGGTTCCTGGCTGAGGAAGCACCAAGGCGCGGGCGACCTGTCAACGTCCTGTTGGTCGCTAACAAGTTGGAGCGTTCGCTGCCAATGTTCAGGGATTTGGCGCTCTACCTGGAGGATCATCATGGAGCTACGGCCCGCTGGGGCAACGGCTCGCAGTCTGTCACCATGCCCGACCGATCAACCTTCAGGGTCGCAGCTGCGAAAGACAACGTCCACGGAATGACGCTCGACCTCATCTTGGTAGACGAAATCTGGGACGTCGCGCCAGGTGTTGTCTATGACGCCCTTCGCCCTTCCATGCTGGCAGTCAAAAACCCTCTGCTCTCGATGTGGTCAACTGCTGGCGATCAAAGCTCCACCCTCATGCTAGGACTCCGAGAGAAAGCGATCAGCGCCATCGACTCAGGCAAAACCGGACGCCTATTCTTTGCCGAATGGTCGGCTCCGCCAGGATCGAACCCTGACGACCGCGCCAAAACGTGGCCCTGGTCTAATCCGGCTCTCGGTACGACAGTCACCTGGGAAGCCCTGGAGGGAGCCTACGAGGGAGCCGACCGCGCCAGTTTCCTACGAGCGCACCTGAATATGTGGGTCGCTGCGACGAAGTCTTGGCTACCGATGGGAACTTGGGACAAGCTCGGCCCTGTCGACATTCCGGCTGGTGGCGTCCTTTCGGTCGATACGTCCGTTGATGACTCGCGCTATGTGGGAGTTCGGGCAGTCCCCAATGGCGACCGGATCGCCGTTACCGTCGAGTTCATTGTTGATTCGCTAGACAAATGCTGGCAGGAAACACTCCGAGTGATGGCGGATTCGACTGTTCAGCTCACCGTTACCCCCGGCCTGGAAGGTGTCATGCCAACAGAACTGGCGCGCCGAACTACGATCGTCGGCTATGGGGAACTGCTCCGCTACACGCAGGTAGTCCGATCGCTCATCCTTGAAGGTCGCCTCCAGCACGACGGATCAAACATCCTTGCCGAACATGTGGCGCGGGCAGTAGCAGTCAAAACCCAAAACTCGATCGTCCTATCCAGCCAAAAAAGTCCAGGCCCGATCGAACTGGCCCGCTGTATGGTGTGGTGCTCTGCGATCGCAGCACGCCCAGCCTCCAAAACAAAAGTGGCTTTCGCTTTCGGATGACTTGACTTATCCACAGGCTGTGGATATCATCCGCACCGATGGCCCTGTTTCAGCGTAGAGTCACTACCCCAGCGTTCGGCGCGGACATTCGCGCAGCTGCTGGAGCCGCCCAACAGTCCTCCGTCGACGCTATCTACACGTTCACGATCGGCTCCAGTCAACTACGCGCCCTACAGCTGCCGACGATCTCACGCGCCAGAGACCTGATGGCCTCCATGATTGCCTGTCTCGATTTGCGCTCCTACCGCCTCGCCTGGGATCCCCAAGAGGAACGCTACGAAAAGATTTACGTCGAAGGCGAGTCCTGGTTCACTCGCCCCGATCCGGCAGTCACCCGAAATTTCATTATGGCAAACACGTTCAGCGATCTACTGTTTAACGGACGCGCCTTCTGGCTGATCACGTCGCGCTACTCGACCGGGTTTCCGGCCTCGTTCAAATGGCTACCGGCTGCCAACATCAACACGCTCGACCAGGCTGGCCCCCAATGGTTTCAGCCTTCCGATCAGGTTCAGTTCAATGGCGTACACGTCGACTCAACGAACCTGGTCCAGTTTCTCGCGCCTTCTATGGGGATCATCTACTCTGGCGCTGCTGCCATTGACACCGCCTGGAAACTTGACAACGCAGCACGCCGGTTCTCATCTAACGAAATCGCAGCTGGCTACCTTCAACAGCGCGGAGGCGAACCGATGTCTGCCGAGGATTTGGGGGAGCTTGCTGGCGCGTGGAGTATTGCCCGCCAGCGGAACGCCATCGGCGCGCTCAACGAGTTCGTCGAATGGAAAGAGTATTCTGCCGATCCGTCGAAACTTCAGCTGGTCGAAGGTCGCCAATATCAGGCTTTAGAACTGGCTCGCCTCACCAATATTCCCCCCTATCTGGTCGGCGCTCCGACCGGAACCGGAATGACCTACCAGAACGCTGTACAAGCCCGCCAGGATCTCTACCTGTTTGGAGCTAAGCCATACCTCGACTGCCTTCAAGAGACGCTTTCTGGGAACAATGTGCTACCGGCTGGCAAGCACGTCGAGTTCGACCTCGAAAACTATTTGGGTGACAACGACCTAGTAGACAGCCCGCTAGTCACTACCCCAACCTCAGAGAGAGTCGAATACGATGCTTAAACTCACAGCAGGCTCATTCACCGTCGACGCAGCCGCCTCCGATGGTCAGCCTTCACGCTCGATCACCGGCCTAGCTGTCCCCTGGAACGTCACCACCACTGACAGCCTGGGGACGAAGGTTATGTTCATGCCAGGATCACTGCCAGAGGACGGTCGCCCGCCCCGACTTCTCGAAGGCCATGATCCGGCTAAGGTGCGCGGCCTCGTGTCAGAACGAGCGAACACTTCTGAAGGGATGATGTTCACCGCGCGCCTAGCTACGACACGCGACGCAGACGACACGATGGCGCTCCTACTTATGGGCGCGCTTGACTCCGTTTCGGTAGGCGTCATCCCCACCAAATTTTCCCATTCGACGGACGGAACCATGATGATAGAGGAGGCCCGCTGGACGGAACTTTCGATCGTCGCTGAACCTGCCTATGAGCAGGCCCGCATCGAAAAGGTCGCAGCCTCCACACCAGAGGACGAAGAACCCGACGAAACACCAACCCCAACAAACGACCAGGAGGTCGAACCCATGTCAGAACCAACACAGGTCGAAGCGTCAGCTCCGGCAACGATCCCCACGCTCCCTCTTTACGCTGAACCGCGCCGAGAGTTCAAGCTCCCATCGCCAGGCGAATACATCGCCGCTTTTGTGGCTGGTGGCTCCGAGTTCGCCCAAATGAACGCCAACATTCGGCTAGCAGCGCCCAACGTCGTCACCGACGACCTTACTGGTGTCTTGCCTATCCCAGTTGTCGGCCCTGTCTACAACAATTTCCGAGGCTTACGCCCGATCGTTGACGCTATTGGCGCTCGCTCGATGCCACAATCCGGCAAAGTGTTTATTCGCCCGAAGGTCACCACCAACACGACCATCGGCTCCGTGACGCAAGGCTCAACCATTCCAGACGGAACTTTCATTGTCGACGACATTCAGATCACGAAAGCCATCTACGGAGGCTATGTAGAACTGTCAGAGGCTTCGATCGACTGGTCAAGTCCAGAAGTCCTGAACGCTCTCATTGACGACATGGCCCGCATCTATGCGAACCAGACCGATCTAGTGGCAGCGACAGAACTTGAAACCGAAACATCCGAAACGCTCGTACTCGCAGACGGCGACCTCGGCAACCCTGAGGATTGGGTGGCCTGGGTGTATGACGCAGCTGCGACGATCATCACCGATTCAAACGGCAACCTGCCTACGCACCTGTTTGTTTCTACCGATATGTGGGGCAAGCTAGGCCAGTTGTCTGATACTTCAGGTCGGCCCCTGTTTCCAAACGCAGGCCCGATGAACGCTTTTGGGTCGGTTGAGGCTGGCAGTTTCAACTCTGTCGCTTTCGGCTTGTCCGTCGTCGTGGATCGAAACCTCACCAATCCAGGGACGATGATTATCGGCAACGCGCAAGGCTTCGAATGTTGGGAACAGCAAAAAGGCGTCCTCTCCATTGAAAACCCAAGCCTGCTGGCCCGCACGATCGCTTTCCGAGGCTACTTCGCCCCGAAAATGATCGACGCAACCATGTTCGTCGCTCGCGTCGCAAGCTGACCACCACTCAACAGGAAAGAATTACGGATCATGGCGACGTTCTCAATCACTCATCATCAGAGGCTTGATGACGTCGCCGTGATCCAAACCCTGGCCTCAACTGACATCGCTGTCGGGCAGTCAGTCGTAGTGTCCGGGCTGGGGCATGACTTAAACGGCACGCACGTCGTGATAGCTGTGCCCCAGTTTCTCTATGAAGGTCTCAGCCCTGAAGGCGACCTTCAATACAACACCGACTACCCCATTGTCAACCAGCTGGCTTTCCAAGATGTTGGCGACACCCTCACAAGGTCGGCAGCTGACCCGTTCGGAACGCTCACCTGGACGATCAGCCCGACCTGGACCACTTCGGCAGCAGTCGTCGAGTTTCTCGGCATCTCAGCAGCCACCGCCAACGACACCGCCTACATCGCCACCTGTGTCCTCGCAGCCAACGCCTACTGCTTCAGGAAGAGAGTCGAAGCAGGCTACCGCCAAGACATTCCAGGGACCAGCCCATCGAATGACGTCACGCTCGGCACCACCCTATTCGCAGCTGCCCTCTACCGGGAGCGAGGCTCAATCGACAGCTTCCAAACTTTTGAGACGATGGCAGCAGGCGGGCAGATGGTCAACATGGGTCGAATCCATCAGCTCCTAGGAGTCAACAGAAGCCAGGTGGCCTAATGGCAGCTACCGGAATGTTCGCAGAGGCGCGAGACGCTATCGCAGCTCGCATTACTGCTCTCAGCCTGGTTCCGGTCGTTGACTCGCGCAACGCTCGACCTCTGACTGTGTTTATCGAGCTACCAACTTTCGACAGTTTTACGAGCAACGTCGGAGACATAACTTTCACGATCCGAGTTTTGGGCGCGCCACCCGGCAACCTCGACACTGCCGACTATCTGCTCACCACCATAGACACGCTTATGGCAGACGCCGGACTCGCAATCGTCGCCGGCCAGCCGACCATCGCTGTCATCGGCAGCCAAGAACTCCCGGCATACGATCTCACCGTAAGAATCGCCTCCAGGCGCAACTAAAAGAAAGGCCCCCACCAAATGGCTACCACAACTTTCCTATCAAACGCCACAGTACTTATCGGCGCAGTTGACGTGTCCGACCAATGTAAAGCGGTTGCGCTAACTGTGGGTTTCGATCCGCTTGAAACTACCGCTATGGGTTCCGCAGGCCA